CGCCCCGAGGATTTTGGTCATATTCCGGGATGGAGTGGCCGCAGCTGGCCATCGCCCCAGGATATGAAGGCAATCCAGTCAATGGCCGAAACTCACGCCGAGTTTGCCGCGCACATTCCTAATTTGCGCGAGGCCGAAGACCTTCTCGAAGGCCGCATGTGCCATGATCCGTACACGCACAACGGATCGCGCCACGCCGGACGGGATGAAGGTTACAAGATGAATCTGCCGTCGCTTTACGAAACTATGAAAAAGCGCGGTGTTCGTAATGAGGAGCTTGTTAACCTTGGACTAAAGGTAACAGCCCTTGATATTCGCAAAGCGCGCGTTCAGAAACAGGCGGAAGCGCTGCGTTTGACGCGGGAGGATGTGTACAGGAAGCAGGAGATGTCCGAAGACGTCATGACCCACCTTCCTGGCGCATCCGAGCGGTTTAAGTGGCAGACCCCTCTCATTCCTCAGCACCCCCTTAGCACCACTACGCGAATGATCGCTGTCGCGTCGCGCGATAAATAAGTTAGTACAATCCCAACAAGGATTTCATTAACCCGATTCTAATCATTTCTTTCCTTACCGCAGGCACGTAAGGGACACAAGAAGCACCACCGCAAGGGCGGCAGTCTGTTCGGTATGCTGAAGAGCGGTGCAAAGGCTGCGCTTTCCAACCCGACAATCCGCGCCGCAGCTGCAAACGCTGCTCACCACGCACTTGGCCACGCCGTGAAGCACCTTGGCTCCAAGGGCGAGTACGGCGCAATGGCCGCTGAGCACCTCGCCCACCACGGCGCACATCACATTAACAAGCACCTCGGTGCCGGTCGCCGCCGTAAGCACCGCAAGGGTGGGCGTGCAATGGCCGGCAACACGAGGCGTTAAAATTTCTGTAAAACTTATTTACGTTTAAAGACCGCTGCCACGTCCGCGCTTGTGGCTGCCGCCGTACGCTGCCTTTGAACCACCCATGCCATAGCCACCGAGGCCGGCGTTCGTGGTATGGTGGCCACCCACCAGGCGGCGCAAAGCCGTCGTCGTGATGCCCGAATCCGCGTGCGCCGCCTCCACGTCCGCCATGTTGAGGATCGTCTTGCGCACCGCGCTCTGGCCACGAACCGTCTCGAAATAGCCAGAGTTGATCGCGATAATCGTGGTCTGCACGCTCTTGTACGCGTTGAAGAACCCATACGAGTTATCGAGCGTCAGCGTCAGCTGGAGGGAATAGTTACCCAGCGTGCCAGGCGCAAGGCCCGGGCTGAGGGACACATCCTGGCCCATGCGGAGCATGAGCGGGCCACCGACCAGCTGCGTCGCGCGCGTCTGCGTGTACTTGTTCTGGCCAGACAGGCCGAGGGAAAACCCGGGCGTGTACAGGTCGTTCGTTGTCGCGGACAGAACCGCGGGGGCCTGGGAGCCGCCAAGGTTCCAGCCGTTGGCGTTCGATACAACCGTGCCGCACGGAAATCCTGCAATACCCGAAGACGAGCTGAGCCTGATGTTGTTGTTAAGCACAATACCGCCATTGTTCTGGATGCCAGCAACGCCAGCCGTCCAGCCGCGCCACGTCTGGTAGTCCATGTCGAGGCCAGCCGCAACACTCGACTGGTACAGCTCCTGCTGGGTCATGTTTGCGCACAGATTGGAAAAGTTATCAAAGGTGACCTGCACCTTCTGGATAGGAATATACGTCTCATTCTGGCACTGCGAACGCTTACGCGGCTTGACAAACACCATTAGGGTGTCCGGGATTGAGGACAGCGTGATCGTCTGCGTGGTGATCTGAAACGACTTGGCCGTCGCATCCGCGAGCTCATCCTGCTTAATGTAACGCGGCAGCTCCATGTACGGAACGTTGCTGATCAGGGGCAGGCTGACGTCCGGGCCCGGGGTCAGGAACTGCACCACCATCTGCGGCGTCTCGAACGGGCCATAGCCACTCGACTGCTGGCCCGCGGGCGGCAGCAGAACGACACTCGACCACACACCCGTAACGCCCGTGCTACGGATCAGGCCCGCACCGCTCGGGTAATCGCAACTGAGCTTGGGCTGCGAGAATGGAGCTGGCGCAAAGTTAGCCGACGCACTGGCAGGCCACTGCGTCTGGGTGATGGCCTGGCAGTTGTTCGCCGGCGTCTGGAGGTTCATCGTGAACTGGATGTTGGTGCAGCCATACAGACCCACTGAGTTAAACTCAAGGGCGTCCTGGTAGATGAACGGGCTCATGATTACAGGCTCCTGGACATTGTACTTGAAGCAAACCGTCGCCGGGAGGTTCATCGCCGACGGCTGGACCTGCGTGCCATCAGGGAGGATCTGGCCCAGCAGCTTGGACAGCGGCGTGATGCACGCAGTGCTCTTGTACCCGGACGTCACCGTCATGGACGTCGCCGTGATCGCCACACCACCCGACACACGGGTCTTCAGCTGGGTCGTCGACCCCGAGCGCTGGGCGACGGCACCGATCGGCAGCGTCAGTAGCGCGATCGACGTCGAAGGGTACGAAATCTGAGCGATAATGTAATAGCCGTTCAAGCTCAAGTCGCCTGTTCCGGCACCCGAACCAAAGCCCTGGAGAAAGACGTTTCCGCCAACAAACAGCTCAGGCACCACCGTGTTGGTCGGGACCGTCACGGAAACAAGCAGGTTTGAGCCAGAGATCGCCGCCGTGACGCCGCCGTTGGCGACAACCGAGAACGACGTGCCCTGCGGAACACCGCCCGGGATAAGGACGGGGCGGCCGTTGATGTAGTACACGGGCTGGCTGTACTGCGGGTCAATGTATGCACCCGCCGCCGAGGTCGCGCCGAGCACCGCGCCGCTGCCGCTCGGGTCATAGAACGTGATCGGCCACGCGCCGTTAGGAATCTCACCCACACCCGGCTCGGCAGTGTCGAACGTCGACAGGTTGCCATTGGTCGTCTGCACGTCGTCCGTCGTCCACGCATAGCGGTCAAATTTGGCCGGCGTCGTGCGGATACGGTTGGTCATGCGCGTGTCCGTCAGGAAAATCTGCTCCTGAAGCGTGTCGCCGTTGGTCGTCACGCTGCAATCGTTGACGGACGCAGTCATGTTCGTGCACAGCGACTGCAGCGGGAACGGGCACAGCGAAAAGTTTGAGCCAGGCTGGACGAACTCATAGTAATCGCCACCGCCCGACAGATTGATGTTTGAAGCGTCCTTGCCCGCAAACGGGTACGGGGTCGTGCCATCGCTGCTCACGCCAAGGCAGCCGGGCGTAAGCGTGCGGCGGTACAGCTCCGAGCGCGCGTCCGCCTGAGCGCACACGAACGGATTTGCCGAGCCGCCAAAACCAACCGCCGGGTTCGACGTGATTGCGGCCGGGGTGGGGGACGCGGAGGTATAGAGCTGGTCAAACGGGTCGCACGCAAGCGCGGGCCACACGGCCGCCGTCACATAGACGCCGGCATCCCACACGATCTTGCGGTCAACGAACACGTTGAGCGAAGGAACCAGGATCTGGTACGTGTGCTGGCTGGTGTTGGCAGCAAGCGCCGCAAACTTGGCCGTAGACACACTGAGTGCACCCTTCTGCACACCGTAGACCGGCGGAGTCTGAACGAGACGCGGGTCATAAATTGCTACCTTCTCGATAGTCGCCATATTTTCCTACTGTGTTCACACGCGCTTACTACGTGATTTGATTCTAAAGAGTAATGCGAATGTTCACTTACGTTTGTCTACTTTGGAACAAACTTGAAAACTACAGTTGCCGATCCACCGCTCGACAACTTGAGTGGAACCAACGAACCAGTTAGCCGGTTACGCCAATACATGCGGTATCCAAACTGCTTTAGAGAGCCTCCGCTCATTAAATTCAAAATCCGTTGAATTTTTGGCTCATAACGAATCGTTGCCTCGCATGGATTTTCAGCGACTGGAAATTCTGCTACGATGCGTCGGGTGTCTGCTGATGTCAATACTTGAGTCGAACTCGATGTGGCCTCAGTCAACGTGTGAACCGCGCTTACTGGTTGATCATCGATCGGTACAGACGTTAGTTCAATTGCAATACTGTGAACAGGAGACCATGCAGAGTAGCGAGACGTTTCACTGGATGTAAATGAATAGTAATACACCTGGGGATCTGACATGCGGTAAGCCGCGTACGATGTAGTTGGGTTGTTGAACACAATATTGACCGGAAGAGGAGGTTCGGGGACTACTGTTGGGTCAATAAAAAAATTATAGTCCCAGATTGCCGAACTTGAACCCGTCGAAGGGTTGCGATAATTACGGCAACTCGCCGCAAACCCGTTGAAAAGGGTTTTAAATGCCGTGTTGGATTGCACAAGCATAAACTCGTCATACAATCGCGTGGGAATGTACGTCAGTGCGGGTGTCGCAAACGATGAATTGACTGAAAATCCAAGGTATCCCCATGAATCTCGCTGTGTTGCACATAATGCACTTTTAGGGTTCTTATAATCAACAACACCATACGACATAGAATCAAGCCTAAATTGAAAATTTGTACCCCCATTACCAGGATCAGAGTTGAGCACCATGACAGGTGCGTTGGACCCAATGACAGGCGGAGGTGGAAGAAGGGTAAACACAGTTTCTGCAAAACTTCTAGGTGGTATAGGAAGAATTCCAATTGGCGGATTTACAAGAATTCCAGTTTGAGACCACGTTGCAGTTCCGGAAGTGCCCGGTGTTCCACCAGTATACGTTCCTGCAGCAGTACATTTATAAACAATACCACAATAGGTTGCACATTCACCCAAAGGATAAGTTGCGCCGATTACAATGTTATGGGGAAGATACGCCCCGCAATATACCCAGTATGTGTTGCTAAACGATGGCGGTTGAACATTTGCGACGCCGTTAGGTTTATTGCAAATCCATAACGCAAGTTGGTTAGGATAGTTAGGGTCTGGGTACACACACGCAGCACCGATTTTTGACCATTCTAGGTTAGGATAATAATACCAAAGGATTCCTGGGGTATACGTCCAACCATTTATAGATGATCCGCTTGAAGTACCAAAAACACCTTGAATAACCTTTGAACCAGCGTTACATGAATTGTAATATTGCATGCAATACAATTGCCCACCAAGACTCAGGTCTCCAATACTAGTCACAGTCGTATCGGATTGAACATCGTTGATTGTTTGCAAAACTTGCCATGGCTCCAAGTTGGAAGAAAAATAGCCATCCACGTCGGCATTGCTCACGACTTTTGCAAATGCAGGGTTTACGACAGTATCAATAAAGTATTGATGCCCGTATGCGTAATAATAATCGCTTCCGGGTGCTGGATTTGGTGTAATCGCAAATTCGTCTTGAGGTATCCACGACAAATTACGATAACTTCCAAGATCAAATTCGGAAATAAATGGTGCACATATGGGTCGAGGCGGATATGTATCGTATGCACTATTATTAGCAACAATAAACGAAGAATTTGGTGCAAAGCCCAATAACAAAGCCGTCCTCATAAAATCTTCGCGATTTGGAGGAAAACTAATATAAGGGCTTTCTGTGTACGTTAGCGGTATAGGTGTGATTGCTGCAAGTGTTGTTGGATCCCAAAAAATCAAATTGTTTCGAACTCCTGGCGCAGACATTTGAAAACCATACGAATCATCGTCGTAGAAGTCAAATATACTTGATGTTGTAGCATCTACAGAACTTATTCCAGCACCCGTTGAAAATTTTATATAACTACCACCTTCAACGATTGGATGGTCGTCACTGTATCCAGTAAAATATGTTCCAACTGATGTAATTGGGGGTACATATACATTTGGAGACGAAAGATATGACCCAGGCCAGTACAAATCAAATGTGTATGTAAATCCATTATTAAAATTCAAATCGCCGTTAATAAATGCCTCAGCCATATATGACGTTGGTTTGAAGGTTAATGTATTTGATGTAGGGAGAGAATTAACAATGAAAAACCCTTCAATAAGTTTTGGTGTGAGATCTGATACGCTAAATCCATTACCAACGCCGCCATTTTGAATGCAAAATTGTTTTCCAGGTGCGTTTGAATCTATCGCAGCGGAAGCAGTTGCTGTAACCAAATTTGTAGCAGCATCATAACTGGTAATAGCAATTTGAAATCCGCGAGTTGGCTTGTAAATATACCACGAACCAAACGCACGTTCAATTGCCCGTTGAAAACTTGCAAGAAAAACTTCCGCAGTTGGGTTAATCACATACTGTCCCGTCCATTCACAACTGTTAGGGTCGTTTTGCCTAAACGCCTGCATAATTCCAACCGTAGAACCTAGATAGTTACCAACTGTCGCAGTTCCATAATTAAAAAAATTGGATTGGGGCGAACCATCATAATTGTATGAGATACCCCTGCGAAAATATCTTATTGGCAAATACGATCCTTGAGTTGAAATGAATTGAAGAGGGGGTTGTTGATTTCCATCGGGGTTGGGAATAGGTGGTGTATTTTGAGTTGGATATAGTGACCCTTTCCACGTCAGCGCCAGGCCAACCTGAGCAGTCAATTTGTTAGGGTCATCGCTTGTTTCGTCGTTTTCAACGATGAAGGACGGAAGCGCTTTTGTGTTAATTACCGCAGATTCAACTGCAATTTCAAAGCTGTTAGTATTTGCAAGGATTGGCTTTGATCGCGACTCCTCAAACAACACGACGTCGCCGTGTGAGCCCGTGTCGTCCGTGTCATGGCACACAACTGTAGTCGTGTAGTACACTTCACCTGAGGATTGCGTAGCCGATCCCCAATTGCTGATACCCGAGTCGCGCATGCGCTTTGAGCTATCCATTTCACTTATGGATGCGCTCGTATGTTTTTTCGCAGACGTACTTATCGGGATCGCCGCTGCCTGCGAGGGTGTTGACGTATTGTGACAGTGGTCCTGGATTTAGAAGACGCCAACAAACGTGTCGACCACACGTAGAACTAGAATCTTTCTGTAACTTTTTTTTGTTATACTCGACATGCCCGGCCGACTGGAGCAGCGTGTGCAGAAGGGGCTTTGTTTCATGCAATCTAACTTTATCCGACTCGCTCAGCCAGCTTAAATCGCCGTCGGGTGGCTTTCCAAAGGAGTCAAAAAACTCTACACCCCCCGGCTGCTTGCGTAGTCCAATCCAGTGACCGTCGTGGTCGTTTTCCGTGAGAAAAAGGATCACACACCGCCCCTGTGGGTCGAAGACAGTATCAAGCGTGTGATTCGCGAGTTCGGGGTATGTCATAATTTTTATGTCATTTCCGAGTAGTAGGCGGATATCATCCTCTCCGAGCTCTTTATTTAGCAACTCACGTAGTGTACCTTCGTCGATCTCCGGTGTGCCCATCTCAAATGGCCAAGTCCAGCGTTAAGATTATCGGCAGCAAGGCCCAGGTTTTCCACGGTAATGCGACACACACTTCCGGTGGTCTTAAGAAGACTGATCTTGTGAAGAATAAGCACGGTCGGATTGTTTCAAAGAAGAAGCAGGCGGCCGGATTTAAGTCGATCCAGTATCTCATCAAGGCCGGCTACGAGCCCGTGAAGGGCAAGTTTGGCCACTCGGGCGGCAAGAAGAAGGCCGAGGCGGAGAAGGCCGCGGCTGAGAAGGCCGAGGAGAAGGACGAGGAGAAGGAAATGAAGGACACTGAGGTTCAGACCGAGAAGGCGCCTGAGGTGGAGAATCCTACGATGTAAAAGCATATACCCTTTTTGACGAGTTTAATCTCAATCTCGGAAGTGTCTTAAAGAATAGAGATCGATCAACGATCAATTGGTCATTTCTTATATAGAGTCACTTCCGAGATATGAGAAAAAACTCGTCAAAATTTTTTATTTAAACAAAAACAAAAATAACCTTTTAAAACAAAATCAAGACTTGACATTTCTATAGAGCGCGCGGAGCTGTTTTATGGCCATCTTCTTGGCGATCGGCATTTTGGAAAATTCCTTGCCCGTTGCAGAATTATATACTTTGTATCCACGTCGTTGTACTTTTCGTGTGCCTACTTTATAAATTTTGGACGATTTCTTAATTGCAAAGGGCATTTGAGACAAATGGAGTATGCTAACGTAATTCGCCCTATGTCGCAGAGCGCAGTCGTGTCGCACGCTGTATCAATCGAGCGCCAGACAGAGAACGAAGTTCATCTCTATCTAGATCAAATTTTGCCCCAATTGACACAAAAGTTCTTTGTCGAGTTGTTTGAGAGCAAGGACAAGTCACTCAAGATCTCGGTCAACTACCCTGGCCACCCTGACAGCCCAGTCACGATTTCTTGGCGCCACCCGGTGGTTGCCGGGACAGGGCCTGGCTATTTCCAGATTAGCAGTGAGGAGATCAAGTATGGCCTGAACGGTGCCATCGACACTCGTGTTCAGAACAAGGTGCGCGAGCACTTGAAGTCTCGCGGCTGGACGTGTTGGTGGACGATTGATTCGTTCTGTTTCCAGGATCGCCTTGACTTTGAGACGGTTGAGAAGGGCATGCGCTTGTTTGCTTGCTACAGGGGCGAGGGCGCGGGCGACCTTCTCCTCAGCTCGGATTGAAAGAACCTTGTCAACTTTGCACACACCCTTGAATATGTTTCCCCGCGTAGCTCTTCACACGCAACCACTAGACAACACCGAATCCCATCCAAATCGCGATCAAAGTAAAATTCCGCTGCCTTTTGTAGCATACCTTGTATATTCTTATCCTCTACGTGGGGGATGTATGGCGATATGAAGAGGGGAGTCGGTTTTCTTTTCTTCGTCAGGTGAGTCGTCGTATTCGGATGGAGAGGGGGCTTTCGCGGCGGGGAGCGGGATTGCCTTAGGTGTCGTGGGATCAATGTCGATGCTGGCGTCAAACGTCCGACCGCAACACCTGCCCCGAATGGCATGATGATTGACAACAGTATATACACGATAAAGAATGGCTGCAGCAATTAGTACACCTGCGCTTACGCCTCCTTGTGCAACCATCTGCGAATCCATCCCATCAAAGGTTGGTGTGACAGATGGTGAGTTATTCGCTTTAATTGAATTAGCACCGGGACGACACTTGTCGCCGGCAACAAAAGCTTCGTACATTGGGCAAATCAATGCCGTTATGAAAATAGCGAGACGCACAAAAAAGACTCGCACTGTGTATGGCATGCTCTTGCAACCATCCTTTTTTGAAAAATTAAATGTTCCTTTAACGACAAAATATGCCTACTCTGCGGCTTTTTATTCTCTGTTTAAGCGCGGCCGTCATATTAGCTGTCGTCTTTTCGACGGCTTTCCTATAAAGACCAAGGTGAAATGGGACCAATTGATCGACAAACTTAAAAAGCAGCGCGATCGCTATGCTCGCGAGAATGTGCGCACCGATCGCGAGAAAAGGAACTGGGTCACACCCGATGAACTCCGTGCACTTGACGAGCGTCTGCGCACAGAAGAGCGCGGCAGTCAGAGGCAGCTTCTCGTCGCGTTTCACGTGCGCATTCCTCCCCTCCGCGGGGGTGACTTGTCTCATGTCGTCTTCGACCCTGATGCGCGGAACTGTTTGGAGTTGAAGGACGGGAAGGGATTTCTCAGGATTTTGGACCACAAGACCCGCAAACTCTACGGCAAACTCCGGCGATTTCTCCCTGAGGATGTCGTCAAGGACGTCCATCTTTCATTGGAACAACAACCGCGCACACACTTGTTTGCGCGGGGAACTGAACCACACAATAGCCGCGCGCAATTCATCAAATGGAAAAATGATACGTTTCACGACCTCTTGGGTAGACGAGTAACAACAAATATTCTACGGCACGTATATGTGTCATCGGGCGATTTTAATAAATTATCGATTCGCGACACGGGCGCGCGCGCGAGGCAGTTAGGTCATTCGTTTATGACCCACCTCGCCTACAGGCGCGTAGATGGAGACGAAACTGAAACGGGTCGAGTATTGGATGGTGACGCCACAAGGAATCATATCCTGCATTCACCACCTGCCATGGGCGGTTCCCGGGACTCGATGGACGAGAGTAGAATCGAAACGCGAAAAGAAATTTTGGCGACAAAAGGGTGTACCGCCTTGGGATTATAATAAGTGAAATGCCACGCGCAAAAAGTAAACCCGTTCAGCGCAAGCGTACTTTAAATGAAATTGCGCAAGAAACCATTGAGAACCAATCACTTTGTAGTGGAGTCCAATTGTCCAATTCGTCGAAATTGTCTATTTGCCTCAATTTGAAGCCTTTTGAGACAACTGTGTACTCGACACCGGATTCGCATTCCAAGTTTGAGGGTGCGGACTTGCGGGACGCGGACGAGAACCTTGTCACTGTAGCACCCAAACCGTGGGAAAAAAGTGCAGACCAAGAAACGCGCGCAGCTGCCTTACAGTACACTGCAAACCCTTATCTTTTTTTTGAGAAGGTGATTAAGAAGAATGCGGAAGAGTGCGCGAAGGACACGTCCTACCCGCAGAAGTCCGAGGGTTGGCTCAACGCCCGTTCTACGGCGATCACCGCGTCTGATTTCTCGTCAGCAGTCTGCCGTAATCCTTACAAGAGTTCAGTCAAGTTTCTTGGTAGTAAAGTCAAGCCTAGCCTTGATTCGTTTGGATCTAAATACACCCAATGGGGGGTCGACCACGAATGTCACGCAGACGAAGCTTTTCGAAACGTCCTCGATAAAAACGAAGCGTTCATGTATCGCATCGACTACCCCAATATGTTCAAGCACGTCGATGCCCAATGGATTGCCGTCTCTCCGGACGGTATCCTCAACTACAACGACGACACGGGGACGCCGCGTGTAGAGTTGATCGAGTACAAGGCGCCAGCATACAGCCGCCACGCTGCAGAATACCCGTACACAAAACACAAGGGAGGTATTCCGCCACACTACTATGATCAAATTCAAGGCACGATGTGGCTTATGCGCAATTACGACGTGTGCCCGCACTCGCGCACTGTGACGGGTACGTTTTTTGTGGTGTGGCAGCCACACGCGCTGCACATTACCTTTATTCCGTACGCTGAGGAATATGCGAACGAGTTGACGAACAAGATCAAGAAATTCTACTTTGAAAAATTAGTGCCGTCGTGCATTCAAGAGTTGAAATCCTAATTTATGACTTTTTTGCCTTCTTTGCTTTCCATGCCTCGGACGCGTGCTTTGCCGCCTTGGCGAGTGTAATGTCCGGATCCTTCTTCTTCAGCTCGTGGTAATGCTGCTTTACAAAATCAGTCCAGGGTGACGCTCCTCCACGTTTCCGCTTTCCGCCTGCCACTGGTTTGCCATTACCAACATTATTTGATGGATTAGCAGGGGGGTTGTTAATTTGATTGCCCTGGTCGTCATATTGAAGTCCATCAATACTTAAATAAATTCCAGGCGTGTTTGTTATGTATTCCCCTTTATCATTTGTTGCGAATACGCCATTGTCCTGCAATACACGGCCTGGTATACCACCACCATCTGGCAAAATAAACTGTCCGCTATCATTAGTCGTTGTTCCAGGTGGCAAGTTGCCGAGCGTTAATGACCCCACTTGCAGGTCGGACAAATTTACATGATCAATTAAATAACCGTCTTGGAAGGAATTAAAAAAGCTTGGCGATGGGCCATTATAAGAAGGCGCGGGCGCGGGTGCGGGCGCTTCCGCAGCGGGTGACGCCGGAAGAGGAACATTTGCAGCTTGTGCAGCGGGGGTCGAAATTGGAGGCACATTTGCCGCGGCATTGACAGCGGCGTTCGAAACACCAGACTGATTCTGTGTCGGAACTGCCTGCGTTGCTGATGACAAGTGCTGGTCAGCCTGAATATCCGACTCCGCTACAGTAGGATCCTCGGGCAAATCCACCGGTGGGGCTGTTGCTTCTCCTGGGCTTACATCCATCAT